AAAAAATGGAAAATGTACGAAACTCCAAACGATTCTTATAGAGATCTTATTAAGAATAACAATATTCCGCATTCAAAAAACGGAACAGAAGAGTCTCAAAAACAAATACTTAACTATTTAGTAGATCAGGCTATTGAATTAACAAAAAAAGATTTTGTAATAACAGATCGTTGTGTGTTAGATAATCTGGCGTACACTTGTTGGTTGAATTTTAATGGTAAAGTATCGGATAAGTTTCTAGAAGAAACTAGAACTATCGTGAAGGAAACTTTAAAACTTTATGATATTGTGTTTTTTGTCCCTTTAACAAAAGTAGCAGAAGTTCCACTTGAAAATAATGAACTCAGAGAAACTGACCCCGTTTACCGAGAAGAAATAGATAATATATTTAAAGCATTTCGTCAATCGTATTCGAGTAATGATGGGCGAATCTTTCCGGTTCAAGATTCAGCAGCAATGATTGAAATTTATGGTGATAGAGAATCTAGATTAAAAATGACAGAGCTTTATATCCAAGAAAATGGCAAACCTTTTGGTGAATCTGATAGTTTGATTTCTGATATCATTCCAGCAACAAACATATAATCTTTCTTGCTTTTCGTTTAGGTATTGATATGATGATATAGTGAAAATACCTGAAACATATGTTCTAAATAAATTTTATGCATATTCGGGAGAACCTGAATTTAAAAAATTTGACAATACGTATATAGCGGGTTGTCCTATTTGCAAAGAAGGTAAGAGTTGGGGTTATAAAAAAAGATTATATTATTATCCTCATACGAATAGTTTTTATTGTTTTAATTGTTCAAGATCTTGGAATGCATTAAATTGGATATGTGATGCTTGTGGTGTAAGTCCAGATGAGATTTATTCTGAAATAAAAACTGATAATTTTTCTTTGGATGTTAGTAAAAAAATAGACTTTTCTATCGAAAAGAAAAATAGAGAAATACCTATTTTACCTTACGATTCAATTAATTTGTTTGATTCAATTCAAAAACAATTTTATAACGAAAAATCAAACTTCTTTAAAAAAGCATATCGATATATTGAAGATAGAAGATTAGACAATGCCATTAATCGTCCATCTTCTTTGTATTTAAGCCTCACTGACTTTCATCATAAAAATCGTTTGTGTATACCTTTTCAAAACAGAGATAAAAAAATTATTTTTTACCAAACTAGAACTTTGGATAATACTTTGCCAAAGTATTTGGGAAAAGTTGGTTCTGAAAAATCTCTTTTCGGTATTGATCGAGTGGACACTGATCTAGAATATATTTTTATTTTCGAAGGTCCGATAGATTCTATGTTTGTTAAAAACGGAGTAGCTGCCGCTGGTTTAACATTAAATAATTTACAGAAAAAGCAATTAACCGAATTTCCATTTCATAAAAAAATATGGGTTTTGGATAATCCTAGATTGGATAAAACATCAAAAACTAAAACACAAGAATTATTACAACGTGGAGAATCAGTTTTTATGTGGTTAAATGATATGAACTATAAAGATTTTAATGATTATGCTGTTGCTAAATCTTACGATGAGATTGATTACAGAATAATTGCAAATAACTGTTTGTGTTTATCCAGCTAGTTTGATACTGTCTTGATCTCTGAGTTTTTTAGGAGCAGTGTTAATATATGTGTCAAGAACTGCTTTTAATTTTTCTATTTCTCCTGTTATTCTTGTAATCGAGTCAGATGCTTTTCTAGTAACGCCTTTGAGTAAACTACCACTTCTATCGTTGTCTGCTAAAATTTTATGCAAAGAATCTTCTGTTGGACTATTTAAAAACATAGCAAACTCGTCTAATTTCTTAGACCATTTTAAAATTTTCTCTATGTGTTGAACTGTATATTCTGGAGAAACGCCTTGAACATCAAATTTTGATGGATCGGTGTTTGGGTCTAATGATTGTTCCAAATCTTTTTGATTCTGTTCGGGAGTAAAGTCTTGTGGTGTTTTTGGTTCATCTCCAGCAGAAGACGGTAAACCTTCTTCTTCTTGTTCTTTAATTAAAGAAAATAAAAAATTTCGAAGAAAAGGCAAATCGCTTTTTTCTTCTATGTTTAAACGGTGCATATTGTTATGCAAAATTCTAGAAACTTCATTATTCGTTTTGCTTTTTTTTGCGCTTTTCTTTTTTGACTTTGTAGAAACTTTCATTATGATTATTTACCTTAGATATTTACTTTTTATTTAAACATTTCATGAAAAACTATAAAATTATATGTGCAACTCAAAAAAACTCTGATGATTTTAAAAAAGAATCACAACTTTCATTGTCCATCGATAAACTTGGAATTAAAAACAATTCAATAATTCGTTATGAAAACAAAATTGGATTGCCTAAATTGTATAATTCATTTATTACAGAGGAATTTAAAAACAATTATCTATTGTTCATCCACGATGATGTTTTAATAGAAGATTTATTTTTTGATGAAAAAATATCTTTGGCTTTTGATAAATATGATATAGTTGGTTTAGCAGGTTCAAAAAAATGTAATTTGGCATCTCATGTAACAGCATGGCATATGATGTGTGAAAGAAAAGATATGGTTGGAGAAGTTTCGCACTCTAAAGATAAAATATACTGGACTACAGTTTTTGGACCAACTGATTCTCGTGCATTAGTTATTGATGGTTTGTTTATAGGAGTAGATGTTAACAAATTACTAGAAACAAACACACGATTTGATGAATCTTTTGATTTCCATCATTATGATATTTCTTTTTGCTTGAATGCTAACAAAAATAGACTTAAAATCGGCGTATATCCATTGAAAGTTACACATTTTGGTTTGGGTGATAGTATGATGTCTGATGAATGGAAAAAGAGTGCAGAAATTTTTAAAAATAAATATTGTAACTGATGAATAATAAACTATTTGATGTTTTAAATTGGATTTTAAAAAAGAAATCCAATATTTCAGATTTTGATGATGTTTCTTGTTACATTGTTAATCGATGGTTAACAATGGCATCGAATGATTTTTGTAACATAATCAATCTTACCAGTAACAGATGGCTTACAAAAAATAAGGATATTCCTTATTTTAATTTTTATAAAGCAATTTTACCTAAACATAATCGTAAAATAGATTATATTAAAAAAACAAAAATAGAAGATGTTGATATTGGTGAAATAAAAAATTTAGCAGAAAATAAAGAAGTATCTATCAAAGAAATAATTTTTTTAGAAAAACAACTTGAAGAATTTAGAAGCATTAGTAAATAAAATATAATATGATAACAAGACCAGAACAAGAAGACTTAATTGGCGGAAAAATACAAATCGATCATTATCTAGGACAAGATTTTAATTTAGATGGTTGGAAGCTTACAAAAGTATTAGATGATATTTTGATGTGTCGATATATCGATGTAAGTGAAGATGGAACTGAAATAAAAAGAGGTAGTATATATCTTCCAATTAATGCTGTAAATTTTACTTGGAGATTGGCTGAAGTTATTTTGGCTGGTCCTGCATGTAAAACAGTAAAAGAGGGAGATATTGTGGTTTTTCCTAATGACAAAGGTATTCAGGTAGCAAACATGAATGATATGAAACACATAGTTTTTTTAAACGAATCAAGAATTTTTGGAATTTGTTCAGAAAACAAAAATTAAAATATGGGTTTAGGTGTTGCAAGTTTAAAAAAAATATGCCAACAATCTGTTGTTGAAATAAAATTTAAACGTAGGAATAAAAAATTGGGGTTTCCCCCAAATAGAAGAATTCTTTGCACTTTAAACGTTCAACTTCTTAATGGCGATATAGGAAAAAATATATTAAACTTTGTTAGACCTACTCAAAACCCACCTTACAATGCCGAATCCAAAGGTCTTGTTGTTGTGTGGGACATTATAATGCAGAATTGGAGAGCTATACCAGCCGAAAGCTGTGAAATAGCTACTTTTTTCAATTTAACTACGAAAGCTGATCAAGCAAAATTTTTCAATTTTTTTGATAAGGTTGTTTTAAAAATGACTGCATCTCAAAAGAAAAATTTTATAGACAAGTAATATGACTATTCATGGATCTGAATTAGAAAATGCATGTAAGTTTCTTTTACAAAAAGAAATTACTTTAGAAGTAAATAAAAAAAATTATAAAAAAGGAAAATTAATACTTTTTTATCAAAAAAATTTCTATTTGGTTTTCATAATGAAAACTGCAAAAAAAGAGAAAGAAAAAATTGAAATTCCAATTCCATATGGTGTTGAAATTCATGAAGAAGACAATTTGGTTTTTTTTGATTATAGAATAAAAACTCTATCAAAGTTTTCACCGGAAATTGAAACAAATTTAATTTTATATCCTAAAAAAGTTGCAGGTAATAAATTTTGGGATACCATATTAACAATAGATGGAAACTATGAACAATAAAATCGTATATGCTTACAGTATTTTTTCGGGAACAGTATATGAAATACTTGAAGATGATGTAAAATATTTAGACGAAGGACAGCTTCCGTTGACACAGAAACCAAAAGACAACTGTAAAAAGTGTTATGGTAGATTAAATGTTGGAAGAGATTCACAAAATCTTTCGTTTTTTCCATGTTCTTGCTTGAAAAAAATAGTGAATGTTGATATAGTTAGAAGTCTTGAAAACTTTAGAAGATAAATCACTATCGTCGCATTTTCCGTCAAATTCAACACCGAGGCTTCAACAAGTTGAAGCTCTTGAAAAGATACAAAAATGTTTTGCGTCAAACAAAAAATATGTTATAGCGTGTTTACCAACTGGTTCTGGTAAAAGTCATATTGGAGTTACTGTTGGTAACTCAACAAGAGATATGAGCTATAAACTGAAGTCATTAATCAATGATTATTCAGTTTATAAAAAAAATAAGAACGGTGATTACATCCATGAATCTGATTTTTTAAATGCAGATCCTAGTAGTTCTTATATTTTAACAATCACAAAATCTTTACAAGATCAATATCAGAATTTATTCAACGATATTCCAACCATTAAAGGAAAAAACAATTATCAATGTGATGTTGATTCTGCTTATAGTGCTGAAAATGCACCTTGTCTTTTTTCCAAAAAATTAAAACAAAATTGTTTTGATTGTGATAGGTGTCCATACTATAAAGCCAGAAATAATGCATTATCATCGAAAACACCTATTTTAAACTATAGGGTATTTTTCAATCTTCCTTCATTTTTAAGGAAACGTGAAATTTATATTTGTGATGAAGCAAGTGGGTTGGAAGATGAACTTGTATCCAAGTATACTTTTGAATTAAAATATTCACAGATAGATAATGAAAACATAAAATATAAAAAAATTCTAACAGATGATTCAAAATCTGTTTTATTTTGGTTACAAGATGTATATGTTCAATTAGAGAATCGTGTTGAATCTATAAAAACAACACTAAACGATATGGATAGTGGCGATAAAGCATATTTTAAAGAAATGCAAAAATTATCGAAACTGAATAGAATATTTAATTCATTACAAGAAACTTTGGAATATTGGGATTCTTCTTCTTATTTGGTCGAGAAAAGAGATAGTGATAGTTTAGTTTTATGTCCATATGACATAAAACCTATCGCAAAAAATATATTTTCCGGTGCAGATAAAGTATTGATGATGTCTGCAACTTTAAGTAATCATAAAGAATTTGCTAAAAGTTTAGGTATAGATGATTATGAATATTTTGAATCCGAATCAACATTTGACCCCAAAAAGTCTCCAATATTTTGCAGTAAAAAATTCAAACTTTCATACAACACAATGGAGCAAAACCTACCTCATGTGTTAGATGCTGCTGTAAGTTTGTGTGATAAGCATTCTAATGAAAAAGGAGTCATTCATACTCACACAAATTTTATTGCAAATAAACTGCAATTTAAAACAAGAAACAATTCAAGGTTTTTATTCAAAGACATTTCTTCTACCAATGAAGAAATGCTAAACGTTCATAAAAACACAAATGAACCTACCGTGTTAGTTAGTCCATCTTTAGATACAGGAATTAGTCTCGATGATGATTTAGGTAGATTTCAAATAATTTTAAAATCACCATATCTACCATTGAGTTCAAAAAGAATTAAAAAAATGATGGACGCAAATCCAAAACATTACACAATGAAGATGTTGAATAAGCTTATTCAAATGTGTGGTAGATGCACAAGATCATCTGGAGATTATTCGATAACATATATACTAGATGCAGTAATAGTCGATGCTATAATGAGGGAAAAACAAAATTTGCCTAAACATTTTTTAGATAGATTAGTTTAGATGTAAATATATGTAGTGAAAAATTATACATTTTATTGGGAAATCCAAACAGTTTTAGAGCAGTTTGTTGGTGCTTTTAATGATGTTCTTATCAAGAGATATGATAATCAAAAAAACGTAACAACTCCTCCCAATGATATTAAGGTAAATTATGTTTATGGTCCAAAACAAAGAATATTCAATAGTTTACAAAACCCCGCACCTGGTGGAATAACAGTACCTGCAATTGCAGTAAGCATTGGCGGCATATCTAGAGATCAAACCAGAGTTGCTAATAAAAACGATGGTTTTGTTATTCCGTATAATACAACAACAACACCATCCGATTTTGTAAAAAATATACCACAACCAATACCGATTAATATTGTTGTCAATATGACATTGATAACAAAATATCAAAATGATATGGATCAACTTATATCAAATTTTGCGCCATATTGTGATCCATATATTATAATATCTTGGAAAACGCCATCATTAGAAAATTCACTTGTTCCTTACGAAATAAGAAGTGAGGTTTTGTGGAATGGTAATATATCATTACAATATCCAAATGATGCGGGTCCAACTCAAGCATACAGAATAACAGCAGATACATCTTTTACTATAAAAGGTTGGTTGTTTAAAAAAATAGATGAAATTTACAGAAAAATATATGTCATAAACGCTGATTTTTCTGCTATAGAAAGTAATGAACAATTACTGAAAGATGTTGATGAACTTTATACTGAAACTGTTACTATTTCTGCTAGACCTCAACCTAGAAACTTGGAACCGTGTATGATTTTGGGTTACAATCAACTGGGAAATATAAATTTACCAAAAATTGATATATATGGTAAATCATTTTTCGATGTTAAAAATGTATATTTAAGTTCTTCTAACGAAGAAATGTTTAATGGTGTTAGTTTTTTCCATCCATTTTCAGCAATACCTAAAATGGCAAATAAATACCCTGCCTTTAGGGGAATAGTTGTTCCAGAATTTACATTATATAATGAAAACTTTTTAAGTTTTGATTTTCCCCAAATACCGCAAAAAACTGGTTATATCGACGTAATAATAGAAAAC